AGTGGTGTTATTGATAGGTTACGCCAACTTTCATATGACGTTATAGAGATTCCTTTTGGTGGTAAGGCTATGAAACCTGACCAGTACATCAACCGTAGATCTGAGATGTGGTGGTTAATGAAACAATGGATAGAAGAAGGAGGTGCAATACCTAACGACATAGCCCTTAAACAAGAGTTAGCTACACCCATTTATTGGTACGACAATGTGGGTAGACGAGTACTTGAGTCTAAGGATCAGATTAAGAAGAGATTGCAGGGTGCAGGGTCACCTGATCTAGCTGATGCACTAGCCCTTACATTTGCTCTTCCAGTAGCCAAGAAACAACCAGAAGATATCTATATCAAAAGACGTAAAGCAGCCACACAGAAGACCGATTATGACCCCTACAAAGTCATCTAATTTTAGACGTATAGCCAAAGGGTTAGACGTTGAACCATTGCTCCAATTGTTGGACGCAAAGCCTGAGTTATGGAAGGAGATACAGACAAGACAGAAGTTCACAGGTTCACCTCATAAAGACACCGAAACTATCCATGTCCGAGGTGCATTGAAGATGTCCGCTTATTACCTTATGTGGGATACAGGAGCATACGATTATCCTTGCATGGAGTACTTGAAACCTGCCTTAGTTCCGTTGATGCGACCCATACTGGAGCAGCTACAAGTTAAAGAGATGGGAAGGGTAATGATTGTTAACCTCAAGCCTTGCGGTCATGTAACAAAGCACAATGATCAGGGAACATATGCTGATCACTACCAAAGATTCCATCTTGTTCTTAAATCAAATCAACATTGCTTTCAGACTTGCGGTAATGAGCTTCAGAGGTTCGAGGTAGGAGATGTTTGGTGGTTTAATCACAAGAAGCTACATACAGCCCACAACGTGGGAGATACAGAACGTATACACATTATCTTTGACTGCGTTCCTATTGTTGAGGAACTCCAGTGCTAACGGTTAAAGATATCCCTCCAGAATGTTCTAGGTTTGTCCTATCGCTCCATTTCTGGGGATACCATTTAGCAAGCAGTCTTAATCTAAGATCACACCTAAGACGAGTGAGATTAACCCATGCTGGATCAATTCTAGGATCATCTTCACCTATCAATCTAGGAGCTTCATCAACCATCTCCAAAATCTCATCTGCTATATAATCTGCACCCATCTCACGAGCCTTTCCAAATCGCTCTAAGAAGTCTTTAGATTCCTCATTATCCTTTCTGTTCATCCAGTTATAAATAGTCGTGTATGCTGGCTTTCCTTCTTGTCTACAATAAGACCTCAAAGTTCCACCAGAAGCCACCCAAAGAAGCACCTCTTCAACGATTACCTGATTAAGTTTCCCTTTTGAAAGTCTTGGTTTCGTAAACGGTTTTCCATCTATCGCCTGTTTGCGATCTAATCTCGTAACGGCAGTACTTCCCACAAGTTTCCCTCGGTAAAGAAAAGATTATTGATAATGCTGAATAACTCAAGCCTAGAGTTTCTCTAAGTAAACGGATTGAATCCACAATCTCTTGAGAGACTGAGCAATTAGGATGAGAAGAGTTAATTCTTCTTCCTAGTTCGTTTACCTCCAGATACTTCCTTGTTACTTGAGTAATAGAAGGCATTAACCAATAAATAATTATTTGTAATATATAAAATTATATTAGTTTTTGCAATGTTTTTTATAACAATTTCCCGATGCGTTCAATTTTTTACTTGACATATGACCAACTTATTGCAACACTATAAAAGTACATTACTATTTTCTAATAACAATGAACGAAACTTTCACCCCTGCCGAAATCCAAAACCAAGCTAGTTTATGGTTTATGACTCATGCTGGTACTTATGCAAGATTGCTTAAGCGTACTAAAGCAGAAGGCAAACGTGCTTTTATAGTATTTGCTGATTTAATGCTTGGAGTTGATTACAGGGATGTTAAAGGCAAAGCTAACAAAGACGCATTTATTAATGCTTTTATGTCTAGCTCAACAGTATCTGCAATTACTCCTAAACAACTTGTAGAAGGTTCTGTCGAGTACAAAGAATTACTTGACGCATATTTAGGTGATTAATTACAACCTGATGATTTCTTAGAGGTTTAAATACCTCTATGAAGTTCTCTAACTTCACCCAAAAATTGTTCTTTAACTAATTTCTATTAACTAAAACAATGACTTTCACACCAAAAAAACCAGCGGTTAAAATTGAAGACCAAATTTTAGCTGACTTTATGGAATTATTTGATTCTGGCAGATTAGATACTTGCTGGTCTAAGCCTTGGACAAATACAGAGTCTAAAGGTCAACATAATTTCCTTACTGGTAATTCTTATACTGGTGCAAATCCAATCATCCTACAAATGTACATGACCTTAAGAGGTCATTCACTCCCTATGTGGTGCGGATTTGGTCAGGCCAAAAAAGAGCTAAATTGCATCCCTAAAAAGGGTAGTAAAGCAGCAAAAATTTTAAGGCCAAATTTAATTAAGATTGATCTTAAAAATGAGGATGGCTCTCCCAAATTAGATAAAGCAGGTAATCCTGACTTTTACATGAAATTAACTTTCAAGGGTGCATCCGTTTTTAATATTCAAGACCTAGTCGGACTTGATGAAAAAGGTCAAGCAAAACTTGATAAAGCAATTGCTGATTTTCAAGCAGAATGCGACAAGGAAACAAGACCACTAGATGAGAGATGCAAGGCCGCCCATGACCGCTTAATGATCTATGCAAAAGATCTTAAAGGTGGCTTAATTCATGGAGGTGATCAAGCATACTATCAGGATCAGTTGGATCATGTAGTAATGCCTGAGAGAGACTCTTTCATTGATGACCAAGAGTATTTATCTACGCTGAGTCACGAATTTGCCCATTCGACAGGACATAAAGATCGTCTTAATCGTAAGTGGTTAAACGAGTATCGCACCTATCGAGGTTTAGAAGAGTGTTGTGCAGAATTTACAAGCGTACTGGTAGCAAAAAGGCTCCAGATTACTTGTAATACTAAAAACCATGCAGCTTACATCTCTAGCTGGGCTAAGTCTGTTAAGAATGCTAAGAACCCTAGTCAAGCTTTGATGAAGGTATTTAGCAATTCAGTTAAAGCAGCAAATCTAATAATTGGTGAGCAATAAGCTCACCTTTCTTTTTTTTATTAATTATGGCTTTCGCACTATTTCCTTACTTACTTTTATTCTTAATCCTTATTTGACATGACCATTCAAAACCACCAACAAGCATACTATCAAGCTTTAGTATTAGCTTTGACCACAAAAGATGAAGCACTACAAAAAGAATGTGAAAGCATGGCTGAATCATTCGCTGCACACATTACCGAAGACCAAGCAAAAGAGTGTAGAGACAAAATCGAATCTATCCTTGGAGGTACAAAGTAATGGACAACAAACAATTTATTGAACAAGTTTATGAAATTGCTTTTGGAGACAATGCAATCAATCGTAACTTCAGCCATGACGAAGTCATAGACGCATTAAAAGAAATTAATGAAGATTCTGTTAAATGGCTTGATAGAGAGGGTTAACAACCCTCTTTTTTTTGCCTAATTACTTGATTAAGTGTTGCATTTATGCCAATATAGAGATATGGAAAAAGCAAAACTTACGCCAGTTGAACACTGTATAAAAGAATTTGGAGGAGTCCGTCCTATGGCTAGAATTATTCATAGGCACTGCGGTAGTATTTCAAAATGGAAAAAATCAGGGTTAATTCCTACCAGTGTTCAAAGAACAGTACTTGAAAAGGCATGGGAATTAAATTTAAATATTACCCCATATTCTATTATTTTTGGAGAAGAATAAATGAGGTGTTGGTGGTGTGATAGCGATCTTATATGGGGTTCTGATGTCGATATTGAAGAGGGCATGAGTGGATATCCTGAGTTTTCAGTAATGACTAACTTATCATGCCCCAGATGTGAGTCAGAGGTAGAAGTTTTAAAGAAAAGAGATGCATACGATTAAATTAATTATTTGACAAGTGTTGCATTATGTTGTACACTAGTTAATGAAGGTGTTATGCCTTCAATTGTCCTTTACTAATTTCTATTAACAAAGACATGAAAGCAGGTCACTATTACGCATGGGCTGAAAAGTCATTTGCAATTCTCGAAAAGTTTCATACAAGAATGTTTGAACTTGGAGGAGAACAATCAAAACATTGGGATGATGATCTCAACTGTAGGCATCACGATCTCGAAAGAGCATTGGAAGATGACAACTACGATAAAACTGGTTTTTGGTCACAAGGTGTATTTATGCATCTTCAACAAACAGACAGTTCTATAAAAGCTTGTGATCCACACATTAAAAAATTGCAAGCTGAGATTAAGCATTTACAAAAGCAGGTTAAACAGACCAAAGCTAGAAAGGAAAGTCTTAAGCAATATAGGCTTGATTACATAAAAGACCATGACATGGACTACAAGACTATTGAGAACAGACTATCTCAAGAGTTCCCAGAGTTTGTGGAGGGTGCATGACAGATACCCAGAAACTGGAAAGGTTGGACTACTTGTCCAGCCTTCCCTACTCAAAGCACACTTCTGAAGATTGGGATGAAGAGTTAGCTCTTGAGTGTGAATTAGATGACCATACATTCTATTTAGTAATTGGTCATGAAGTAAATGAAGATGGTGAGTTCAGCCTTGTTCAAAAAACTTTTGCAAGTTTAGAAAAACTCAATAGAGAAAAACTTGCATCAATGTTTTATGTATATCATGCCAAAGCAATTGCTATGGAGCGTGGCATATACGAAATAGATAATGATTCTATGAATTGGACAGATGACCAATACATTGAATACATGGAACAAGATTGTGCAATCAATCTAACTGTAGACAAAGTCTATGAATCAGAAAAAGTAATCGTATTAAAGGAGGTCACTTGATGACAACCTTCATTATATGGGTGTGCTTAGTCACACTCATTTTTATTTTCCTTAAAAACACTATTAACCATTATTGAAATGACCAAATACGAAATCGTAGAAAGAAAAACTATTCATCACACATTTGTGATTGAAGCAGACAGTTTACTTGAAGCAGCACAAATTGTTTCTAGAGATTTAACTGTTATCGGTAAAAAGCAACGTGACAATGTGAATACATTTGTCAGCGACCCAGTTATTCAACACGTTATGGAGGTTACACAATGAGAAAAATTACTATCGAACTTTATGCCAACAGCGAGTATTCACTTGATGACAGGCTAAAAGAAATACAAATGGAGATTACCAGAATTGTTTGGCCTTCATGTTCCTTTACTGATGGTAGCCGCAAGCATTTTGAGTCAGGTTGCATTGAAGAAGAAAAGCAGTATCAACTTTCTGATTATGAATATGAGAAAGAAGATCCTACATGGAACTCAGGTGGGAATACTGTTTGTACTGGTAAATGGAAAATGCAAATTGTTCCAGACCAAGACTACCGCAAGTTTCAAGAGAGTCCTGACCTATGAGTAGGTTAAGTTCTCAGAATGCAATGATCCTTAACTTCTTAGAAAGTGGAGGGTCATTAACACCAATCGAAGCACTAGAAAAATTTCAATGCTTCAGACTTGCAGCCCGAATGAATGACCTAAGAAACAAAGGTTACGTCATACAAACTGAAATTTTAAAAGATGATAACGGCAAATCATATGCCAGTTATTCATTTCCAAAAAACTACAAACAAGGAGAATTATTTTAATGACCGTAAAAGAAATTCCAATAACCAACAAACAAGATTGGTTAGAAAACAGATTGCTTGATGTAACTTCTACAGAAGTATCAGCATTGTTTAATGTCAACCCATACCAAACAGAGTTTGAGTTGTACAACCAGAAAAAAGATAAAGTAGTTATTAATCTGGAGGACAGCGAAAGGATGGCATGGGGTCGCAGACTTGAAGACTCTATAGCTCAAGGTTGTGCAGACATACAAGGATGGGATGTAGAACCATTTGATGTATACATGAGCAACACTAAAACTAGAATGGGTAGCTCTTTTGATTACAAAATTACTAGTGGTGACGAGCTAGGAATTATGGAAGTCAAAAATGTTGACTCAATGGTTTATCGCACGAAATGGATTGACGATGGTAACGGCAACATTGAAGCACCACCTCACATTGAAATGCAGCTACAACATCAACTTCATGTAGCCAACATTAATTGGGGATGCATAGTTGCGTTAGTTGGTGGTAACACACAAAAGTTAATCATTAGAGACAGGAACACAGATATTGGAGAGCAACTAGAAGCAAGGGTTAAAGAGTTTTGGAGCAGAATTAAGACAGGTACACCACCTGAGATTGATTATGAAAGAGATTCTAATTACATAATTAAAAAGTTATGTAATCATGCTGACCCTAGTTTGTTTCTAGAAGCAGATGAAGACATGGATCAATTAGTTGATGACTACAACGCAATCAACAAAGAGTACGTTTCACTTGGCAAACAAAAAGATTCTATAAAAGCACAAATACTAGAAAAAAGTATAGGTGCATCTAAGATCATTTCTAAGTATGGAATTATCAACTGCGGAATGACTAAGGGTAGTCAAGGTAAATACATTACCCAAGATATGGTTGGTACATACATCAACCCACGCAAAGGCTTTCGCCAATTTAAATTTAATCAACCAAAAGGAGTTTAACTAATGACCTCATCAATCACACCACTTGTAGCCATGCAGGGAACACTTGAAAAAATGGCGGACAAATTTACAGAAGCTTTGCCAAAGCAAATGGATGTAAACAAATTTATTAGTGTAGCCAAGTTAACGCTAAATAAAAATCCAAGATTGCTACAAGCAGATAAAACTAGTTTGATGCAAACCTTCATGAAAGCTGCACAAGATGGTTTATATCTAGATGGCAAAGAAGCAGCAGCAGTTCAGTATGGCAACTCAGTTCAATACATTCCTATGGTCGAAGGAATCATTAAGGTATTACATAACAGTGGATTAATAAAAACTTTATGTGCTGAAGTTGTATACGAA